TATATACTTTCCTAAAAAAACCTTTGAATCCAGTTTCTTCATAATACCCATAAAAGCGAATTGTCTCTTTTGTGTATGTTTTTGAATCAGACATAGTACCCAACTTGATAATTTTAGGAACTGTAATAAACATATTTTTTATATAGTTTTTTCTCATGCTGCTTCTGTTACCAGTTTAGTCTTATTCTCTAATACAAAGAAATCATTTGCCTCAGTCATTAAGCCATTATTGACTATTGATGAACTGCTGCTCATATTCATATATGTTACATTCACATCCATTACCCAAGATGTGTTCACATCATCCTCTCCAGTGACTGAAATATCCAGCACAAAGTCTCTCTTAGATGCACTCACATGAGCTATTGAAACAGTTGGAGCAGCCAATCCAGAATCACGATTGCTTTCAACCACTGTGTCTGAAATGGTTGATATTACTCCATCAATGTTTTTTAGCACAATGGATTGAGAAACAAAATATGTTCCACCTATTGGTAATGTTGCTGCTGCATATATTACACCCAGTGCATTGATTTTGAAGTGTGCTGTTGAATTGATAGGTATTATGATATCACTTATCAGCTTTCCTTCTACTCCAGCCACAACAGCTGTGGTGCTATTCGTTACACACATTAACTGAAATGCCATAGAAGATGCCATACCTTCATTCAGTGTATTTTTAACATAAGCAGCTGTTCCATTCTGTGACCAAGCCATATTAAAATTCTTAGAGCTTTGTCTCAGTAGATGTGTTCCTTGTTGTGATCCAACTGGAATTGGCACTTGTGGAAAGAATGATCTTGTTGGAATACCTGAAACACCCGAACCACTTGATACTCCATTTTCAAATCCTTCTGTTGGATCTCCATCCTCTCCATCTGATTGCCAATCCCACCAACATTCAGGAATAACACCATCAAGTGCATATGTCAATCCTTCTGCTTCACAACATTCAATAGTTGGATTTTGAGATACTCCAGAAGCATCAACCCAGTTTGTTGTTCCATCTATGTTTGAAGATACATATGTCAATGCACATTGCTCAGATGGAAATAATGTTATAGATCCTATATCAATCAATTTCATTAACTTTACTGGAGTTGGTTTGGGATCGACTGGATTGTATCCACTTATCTCAATCACTCTGTAATAGATTCCATCAATAAATATCCTATCATCAAAGGTTAAGAGATTCATGTCAGCTGGTGTGATAGCTATTTGACACATCACAAGTCTTGCATCCTCTGAATATATCTGTTGTAGGTATTCACTCCAATAAGATCTGGCCAATCCAAGTGCATAATTTTGACCAATCAAAGGAGAACCAGCAGCTTGTTTTAGTGTATGCCTCCAATATGTTGATTGTGTTGAATCTGTTATTGGCAAAGTATGAAATGGAGTGACACATCCATACACAGCTGTTTCTGTTGAGCCTATATATATGCTTTGACCTCCAGTTGTTTGTGTTCCATTCCAATACAATATCTTTGGTTTGTGAGCAACTGGAACTTGCGCACCATTACTCTCTCCAAACAAACGTGGATATATTATTGTGTTTGCATCAACTGAATTCCAATCCGCTGTTGGTAGTTGTTGAATTGCTGTTGCTCCAAATACTGAACTGTTTTGATGTGTTCCAACTGCATATGTATCATCTGATCTATATCCATATTGACCTAATGGAGTGCCATATTCAGTGAATTGAAATTGATTTGGCCAATCATTATCTACTCCATCATTGAGAGTAATATCTTTACTTCTAAGCTCTGTGGCTGGTTTTACAATAAACGGTTGTGAGTGATCTAATTTCTCAGACCAGTCCAATACATCACCTGAAGCAATATAGTCGCTTAATGGCTCTAATATGAGCTGCTGTGGACTTGTAGATGGTAATAGAGTAAGATTGTATCTTTGAACTAAGTCTTTCACGAATGCCGCGCATGTGATATCTGGCATATTAGCAATCGTATCAACTGGTTCACCACTTATTGTTGTACTCTCATATGATAACCATCTAAAGAATGTTGTTAATGGATTCTTTTTTATGATACAACCCTCCATATAAGTTGTCATAGTCAGTTGCACTTCCATGCCAGATTCCAAGAATACTGCTTGTGGCATAGTATATGAAAAAGGTTCTGAGTATGTTTGACCTTGTTCCAATGACCAACCCATACTTGATAGAATGGTATCAGATGAATTTAACTCAACATTAAAAATTCCCCAAGTATTAGCCTGAGATGTATTATCTATCTCAAATGAGAAATCAAACACCGCCCACATATCACTTGGCACAATAAAAGAAAAAGATGTTTCATTGAATCTATCATCTGGATCATAAAGATTCACTCCAGAAGTATCATTGAATGGAATGACAAAAGTATCACTTCCAGCCGCTGCTGTTATGTCTAAGCTCAATCCAGCTTTAAAACCATAATATGGAGTTGTTTTTAATCCATTAGCTCCATTGCCTAAACTCATATATAAATTTGTCCATACAGAAGTTGCCATGAACGTACTCTCAAGTGAGAATCCAAAAAAGTTTAATATCTCTCTAAAAATATGATCTATCTGCATGAATGGTAGCAGATGTGCTGGTGGTAGATAGTTTGAAGTGAATACACCTTCATCAACTCCAAAATCACCATACAACCGCCCTCCTTGACTGAGTGCCTTATCTACTAATGGAATACGAAGCACACCAGATCCAACATTTCCATCTGTAATATCTCCACTCCATGATGCAATGACATTTGCTGGTGTATTGTCATATTCATAGTTAGCTGGATTTGCAAATACATCTCTCAGCTTAGTATTGCCCATCTGTGTAAATAGATCACCAGCACCTCCACTTATAGCACATTCATATGTCTGGCCAGTTTTAGATACACTCAACAACTGCAATACTCCTTCAATCAAAGCAACACCATCATTCAACAGAGTGCATTGAACTGGATTCTCTGGCCTAAATACATCACCGCTCCATGCTCCTTGTGAGAGGTCTATCATAAAATAGTTCTCAAAGAAGTCATTGTTGATGTTTGAGAATGGCAAGAGAAATGTTCCAGAATATGGAGCCTCTCTACTCATTAGTTTCTCTGGATCAGCAAAGCTGTATGTTAATGGTATAGCTGCATCTTCAGATAATTCCAAAGTATGCCAATCATAGAAATCTCCAACTCTCGCTTGTAGCTCTATCATGATACTCTTTCTTTTGCGTATTCAATATTTATATCATATGCGAATAGCTTATTTCTTAGACTGGTTTTCTCAAGATAGTTTGTATCCTTTATCACAATTGGCCTTATGTCTCCATTGCTGTCTATCATTACAACCTTGCGTGATACTATCAATGATTCAATCAAAACATCTCTGCTTTCATCATACCATCCAGTTGATACTTTCATTCCTCTCTTAGATCTCACATCTCTGAATGTAGTGCCTCCATTCCTTCCATATGCAGCCCAATTAACAGATGTACTTGTATCAAGGTAGTTTCCAGATTTGCCTACATACTTTGCTTTGCTTGTTACGTTGGTTGTGTTGGTTTGTGCTCCTAATACATCTATGTAGTCATATGCTCCAGCTCTGTTTTGAAATGCAATAGTGAATGCATCGTATAAACATGATTCTTCTACTTGAGTGTATCTGTATATTCCTGACAATTGATATGTTGATGATAATCCACTGGTGGAATATGCAACCACATCATAATGTGTCCATGTGCCTGAAATAGCTGCTTTAAGTGTAGCATTGACAGTTTGAGATGTTAAGTTCATTGGCCCGATTCCAACAAATGAAATCATACTATCTGATCCAACAGAACTTGCTCCTATGCCTCCATCAGCAGCAATATCTATTTCATACTTTCCAACCTCAGATGCTCCATTCATTACTCTAATTTTATAGTAATTTAGATTACGATTAAGATCATATCCAGTTGCAGTTCCAGTTGGTGTTGCTAATGTTCTGAATGAAGTCATTGTCACATTGTCTTTAAAAAGACTTGAACGAGCATCCGTTCCAGATGGCCATGTATCACTTCCATTCAAAGGTATCTCACTGAGCATTGGAGTATCATATGATGGAGCTGCTTCTGAAAATTCGCTTATGAGCTTATCATTTATTTCCACTTTATTCCAATTAGCAAAATCAGAAGTTTGTCCAGCCCATCTTAATGCAAATACTTTGTTGTTTGTATCAGCAGCTGTATATGATACGTCTCCATCTGCTGTTGCTGATTTTATGTATCCAACATCAATCAAAAACTTTCTTGCTGTAAAAGCTCCCTTTGCACATAGCTGAGTTAAGACCTTTTTACCAAGAAGATGAATTGAACCACTGGAATCATCTAATGGAATTTGTATCTCTGTTGTCTTTACATAACTATCTAATACTTGAGAGATATTAAATGTGGCTGCTTCATTATTGTTTGGCTGTAATGCTAAGACTGTCAATACTACTCCAGCATCATCTTTTACCTTTAATGCAAATCTGTATTTGAATCCACTGAATCCTACATCAGAGACTGTGAAGATAGTTGGTTGTAGTGTGCTTGTGAGAGCTGTTTCAGATGGTTGTTGTTCTACGATGTATGCCATTTTTATATATGTTCGTTTCTGTTATTTTATTACAATATCTTAGCTATGATATTTGCTACATCTTGACCAACAGCAGAAGCAATTGGATCTGAGTATTTTTTTAGAATGTTATTTCCAGTTTTAGATATAAAGTATGATGGTTTTAATCCTCTTTGAAATATTGCTCTCTGTACTAAGAATCCAAATGATCTATCTGTTATGAATTGTCCTTTAGCATTACGGCCTTGATATCCTTTTACTTTTAACCATCCCATAATTGCTTTCAGTGGTGGTTTCTTATTTGTGAAGCTGAATGTTCTTGTATTTGAGTTCATGAGTTTGAAAGTCTCCCGACTATATTTCTTGTTCACTCCATCAACACCAGAATCTACATATTGCCAATAATCAACATCCGGAGTGAGTTCAATTGTCCATTCATCTTTGTCTTGATTCAGCTCCCATTCTAATTTCATTGAGTTGGCAAGTGTTCCAGTTGCTCTGTGTCCTTGTCTCCTTAACATCTGGAGTGCATTCTTTTTCCATCTCATTGCTACATCATGCATGATCTTTGTAGTGAGTGGTGCATCATACTTCACATTGTCAATCATCATTGTGATCATGTCATTGGTATTAAGCAAACATCATTTGTGTTATCTACACTAAAGTTAAGATCAGCAGTCCATCCAATTAATTGATTTTCAAATCTCACATTGAATGGTAAAACTGCAACTGGTAGCTCCATTGTTGCTCTCGGAATGAACTTACTATCATCATAAGCATGATTGTGGCCTAATGCAATCACATCTTTGATCATATAGAACATATTACTGATAATCCATGCACGATCTTTCAAATCACTTGGTTGGAGTGTGGCAATAATCACTTCCACTGTCAATTCCGCTTCACCTTTGTCAATACTTCCAGCACTAAGATTCACAAACAAACATGGAAATAAGTCTGCATTCATCTTCTTTACATCCATTTCATCAATTGGCCCGATTACAGTGCTGTGAATCTGTGTGTTTTTCGCTCCATACGTTTCAAATGCTTCCAGTAATTTATATACTGTGGTTTCACTTTGATTTGCTTCCATATTACTTGATTATGTCTTTATTATTCTTAGATATAGATAAGTCTAATTCGTAACACAAGAAAGTAAATGCTTGTTCAATTTTAAGCTCTGTAACGGCTTCAATTTTTAATATGTCTCCACCAGCCAGATGATAGATTGAAGCGAACCAGCCCCATTTATTTGCCATTGATGAACCTACCTCTCCCCCTCCTCCAAATATTGCACTGAATCTTTCATAAAGGTCAGACCTATATTCAAAAAAAAAGCGAGTAGAGAGAAAACTTTGTCCATTTTCAACTCATTGAATATCTTTCTGTTTTCACTTCCAGTGTATGGAGCTATCTGATAGAAGTCTTTTGATTCGTGTGTGACCTTTCTGTATGGTATAGAGAGGATTTGAAGCAAGTTTGCATCAGAATCAACACAAGCTGTCTCAAGGTCTGCATACTCTCCAACAGTAAGCTCTGAGAGGTTTGGATGTATTCCGTATTTTTCACCTTTCAATTCTATAATTGGAAAAAACTCAAATTCTGTCTGGCTTGGATCTTCTAATTCCTCCAGTAAAGAGTTTACAGTTTCCATGCTTTCAATAGTCATACTCTTAACTGTTTTCTGTGTTATGTCACAGAGTATTGCTACACGCTTAACCACATCATCTGTCTTGGATAGCTTGATCCATTTCTTTACTGTGATATCTGCAATTGATGTTGGAACTGTTATTTTCATTTTATTCACTTTTGGTTATGCTAATTGGTGAGTGTGTTCACTTATAACGTGAGTTCATGTTCATTTTATGTCTATTATTGGACATGCTGAAGTTCTGTGTTCACTTTTTTACCTTTGATTATGATATGTAATATTTTCCAGAGTAGTTTTCCATGAGCTTATTCAAACAAACATATCTGAGTGCATCAATAGCATGGTCATTACCACTCTCTGGCACGTTGATTTGGTTTCCATCTCTATCTGTTTTCCACTTATATGACTGCATCTCTTTAATTAAATTGGTGCTTTCTTTTGTGATGTTTATTCTGTGGCGTTTCATTACGTCTATTCCTAACCTGACACTATCTTGCCCTTTGTTCGCGCCCTTGATTAAGAATCCATGTCTAGATAGTTCAGTGATCGATTTAGGCTCTGCTGAATCTGCAATAATTTCTTCACGTGTTATTCCAAGATCTTTCATTTTTCTGCTCAGATCATTATTTGTCAAGCCAGTTTCATACAAGTGTTCTTCAACATATAGATCCAAACCATCTTTGTACACAGATATGAGTGCGCTTGGATCGTTTGTGAATCCCCAGTCTAAACCAAATGAAATAAACTTTGCTCTGTCAGGAGTTTTATCTACTTGATTAAAGTGTGGAAAGATAGCAGCGATATTCAAGCCACGTTCACCAAGTCCATAAATTCTCCAATAATTTGCATCTGTTAATTTTAGGTATTCAATCTCTTTTATTGTGTTTTCGTCTAAGAATGGATT